CGTTCTGCCGCTGTTTTGTCAGCATGGCATTTGTAACACAGCACTTGATAACCATCTATCTCTAAGAACATCCTGTTGATGTAAGTGTTCCAGTCAACAAAGCCTACTACTGGATCAACTACAGGGTTTATATGGTCTACTGCTGCATTGTTTCGTTTGCGCTTATTTCCTTCAAGTGGTGGCAATGTAGCTGGCCCTAGCTTGGCGCAAGAGGCGCATTTGTACACACCTCTGCTGACCCAAGCCTTCTTCTTAGCATCGTGCTTAACGCCCCACTTACCATGAGCGCCGCGCAAGGCTGAGATTATGAAGGATTTAAAACGCGCGTCTGTCCATCTTCCGTTATTGACTGTTTTCAAGTTGTTTCCTTTTTTTGTATTCGCACCACCCGTTTATATCTTCAAAACAACCTTTTATGCTTAAATCTTTAGGCTTCCTCCATTTTTGATGGGCGCGATGTCTTGGAGCCCATTTAAAAGTATAAGGAGAGATAAAAAAATAATCTCCTTTGTGGTGAAAACAAAGCTGCCCATTGCCGTATGGATACACTTTACTTTTTCCTAGACTGTTTAAAGTGTTTATAGCATCCTGTATGATTACGGGGTCTGCGTCTGTTGTGTTGTGTATTATGTACTCGCCTACTCTATTAGTCATTTTTAAACTCCCATATTTGGCCTTCGTAGCGTCGCAGCCACAACAGTCTGCCGTTCTCTAGGACACGTTCTTCACTGCCTAGCATCTCTACACACTTGTCGTAGTAGTCCTTCTCTGTCTTGCAGTCCTCTAGCAGCTTCGCTGACTTCTTCTCTCCAATGCCGTAGATGCCTATGATGTTATCAATGCGGTCACCCATCAGTATTTGACGATAGAAAAAGTTTAAGCCTTCTTCTTTGGTTACATAGTATTTACTGCGTTTTACAAAGTTGTAATGCCAGCCTTCTATTTGGTCGAAGTCCTTGTCTAATGACACCATGATGGCTTTGTCGCCATACTTGGTAGCAGCTATAGCAATAGCATCGTCTGCTTCTTCGCCTTCAGTTACTACAGCAGCCCACTTAGCAATCATGTGGTCTCGTAGCGCCTGTACATGCACTGGCTTCTCTTTGTCTTTTCTGTTTGCTTTGTACTCTGCTGTGACAGCGTACTCTTTCCTGAAGTTGCCTTTACCAGTTAGATAGAGGACGTATTCAGAGTCTTCTTCGTCAGCTCCTAAATGTAGGGTTAGTAAGTCGATGATAAAGCCGTCAAGAGTTCTGACGGCTGTGCTTTCATCTTCTGAGTTACATGACCAGCCTATGCGGTAGGCTAAGATGTCAGCGTCAATTAAAATCACAACGCTTCTTCCAGATCAGCCTCTTTAACTTCTGGGCCGCCGCCGTAGATGACTAGGTCAGTGATGACCAACTTCATCAGCGAAGGGCTACGTCCTTGTTGTCCTGCTGGGTTCTTCCAGTCGTAATAGCCAATTACAGCTTTACCAATGGAGCCATTACCTACTAATACACCTTTGATCTCTTCACCGTTTTTGTCGTAAGCGCGAATGGGATTCTTAGACTTTACAGTGATGAAGTCACCTTGGCCGTCCTTGCGACGAACATTGATGCCACGCATCTCTAAAGCATCAGCAGCAGCCTTTGATAGGTTGCCTAGGTCAATCTGATACTTGTTAGACATACGGTTAGGCTCTTGCATAGAAGCCCAAAAGATTTCGCAGTTTAGTGTTACTGGTTTTAGTTCTGTCATGGTTTTTGCCTCTTTGTTAAATTGATAATATTATACTACATTTAGTGGTTTTTGTCAATGAGTCTCTGCCCAGTTGTTACCTATGTTATACTCACCGTCCAGCGGGCAGCGCAGGTTGAAGTGTTCGCCTGCTTGCTGGATAGCTCTTACTGCTCCTTTACCTACAATGTGTGCAAATGGTTCTGATGTTTCTATTTGAAATTCATCATGTACATTCGCAACTAACTTGTGTGGTATCTCATACATTGTCAAGTTTTTATACAAAATAATCAATGCTTGTTTCATTACAATAGCACCAGCACCCTGTAGTAGTGTGTTTAGTGCTGCGTGTTCGCTTCTGACTCGCAAGCGTCTACCGTCTAGTGCTGGCAATGTGCCGTAAGCTGCGTGTCTTGCTACCTTCTTGCGTAGCTTGTCAAGTGCTGGCGTGTTGCGTAGGAATGAGTTTATAAGTTTATCTCCTTCCTTGTAGCCGCCACCGACGATCTCACCAATCTTTGCAGCACCAGCACCGTACAGGAAGGCGTAGATGAATGTCTTAGCTTGGTTACGATCTGTTAAGCCTGCTGCTTTCATGTTAGCAGTGTGTATGTCACCGCTCAATATCTCATTAGTGTAGCCATCGTCCTGCATGTAGTGTGCCAGCATACGCAGCTCAAGACCACTGGCATCTATACCAACCAACTTGTTTCCCGCATCGACAGTCCATAGTGACCTGCATTCCTTACCATACTCTGCACTTACTGACGGCACTTGAGCCATGTTGGGGCTGTGGTGCGTCATACGTCCTGTTACAGCGCCGTTGGTGATGACCTTGCCGTGTACCCTACCGTCTCTAACGAACGACAGCCACGAGTCAATCTGTGCTGATCTCTTCTGAAGCATTAAGTATTCATAAATCATACGCGCTTCAGGCATGTCAATCTTTTCTAGCACTTTCTCGTTGACTATAGTAGCTCCCTTGTCAGTTGTTTGTTTAAACTTAACACCAACAGCCTGCAATCGTTCTGCTATTTGCTTCCTAGAGCCTACGTTGAACTCAGTTATCTTGTCCTTCAGTTGCTTTCCTGTCTTCTCTGACCATCTCTCCTCCACTATCGGTGGAAACACCTTCTGCAGCTCCTCCGTTATCTTCCCCATCTTGTGTGTTATGTTCTGATAGAGTGTGGTGGCTCCATCTACGTCTATTTTGAAGCCATTTTGATGCTGAACCTCCATAATAGTGGCTACGTTGTGTTCTAAAACGATACATTCGCTACTAAACTCCTCTTCGTTTAACAATTTAACAAGATGTTTATACAGCTTCGTTGTCAAAGCCACGTCTTGCTTGCAATAGTCAATCATTTCATCAGATAAACCACCGTCATAGTCACTAAAGTCTATCTTTTCGTCGCCTAAACGCTTGCCCCAACTGTCTAGGCTGTGTCCACCGTCGAGAGAAGGGTTATACAGGCGACTAAGAACCAGTGTGTCAAGTAGTTTATTGTTAGGTATGTGTAAATTCCACACCTTCTCAAGCACTGGCGCGTCAAAGCCTATGATGTTGTGACCAATAAAACCAACAGCGTCACTAATCAGGGGAGCTAGTGTCTCAGGTGTTGTGTGGACTACCATGTTGCCTGTCACTACTTCCTGAGTTACTACGCACCAGATGGTGTCGTGCTTTGTGTTGGTTTCTATATCCAGCGTAATCAACATAATATTGCCCTGCCGTAGTTTCTGTGTTGCTGTGTCTGTCAAAAGGGTTGAGGGAGTGTAGATAGTGTTTCTGTTCTTCCCTCTCTAATATCCAGCTAGTCATCTTGCTCATAAGTTTCGTCCTCTAGTTCACAATCACGCTCTGACATTAAATCATGTCTTTCCAGCGTGTCAATATCTTCTGCGGAGTAAGAGAAGCAGTAGTTGCACATGTCTAAAAATTCGCCAGTTGCCGCTACCTTCCGTGTTGCTTCAAAGTCTGTCAATAATTTATTACATGCTACGCATCTCATTATAATACTTCCTCTTTAATTTCTGTCATCCTACCAGATACTGAGTTGTACAGCAAGCCGCCAGAGCGTCCTGTAATGCCTGCAAATCTATTCTTCAGCACCCTGACGTGTGTTGTGTTTCTCTCCATAGGGTCGTCAGCCTGTCCGTTCCTCTCCAATCCTATCACCATGTCTGAGAGCTGTGCAATAGAGCCTGAGCCGCGAAGCTGTGACAGAGACGTTGCTGCGCCTTCCTCGTGTCCTTTGGAGTCTGGACGCTTTAGGTGGCTCACAACGAATAAGCTGATGTTGGTTTCCTGCACTAGCATACGCAAGCGTGTCATAATCTCGTCAAGTGCCTTGCGTTCGTCGCCGTTGCCCTGTGCAGACACCACGATAGAGACGTGATCTAAGAATATAAATTTACAGTCAAGTGCTTTAGCCATGTATCTGACTCTGGCAATGATGTTATCAACACTGGTGCTGCCGAAGTGATCAAACAAGAATAGTCTCTGTGTTCCTAGGGTCTTACTGAAAGCGTCCCAGCGTTCTTCTTCAGTGCTTTCTGTGGTTGGTATATGTAAAGGTTTATTGGCTGACAGCGACATCAAAGACAATGCTGTCTTTCTGGCGTTCTCCTCAAGGAATAGCAAGCCTATGTTGCTCTCTGACTTCTTCACTATGTGCCAGACAATCTCTCGTACAAACTGAGACTTACCCAGTCCTGAGCCTGCCGTGATAGTCACCAGCTCTGCCTCTCTAATGCCGTAGGTTAGCTTGTTAAGGCTGTCCCACGGGTACATCACAGAAGCTGCCTCTACAGGTCTGTTCACTTCGTCCCAGAGACTAGCACCGTTGATGATGCCGTCAGGCACAAAGCGTTCTGCTGCCCACCAAGCGGCGGTGAAGGCATGTGCGTCATTCTCCTTCAGGTAGTCGCAAGCGTCTTTGTAGTGTGGTGGGTGCTTCATTACCTTAGACTTGCCGCCAAATAGCTCTGCTACCTCTTTAGCTGCCTTGCTGCCTGCCTCGTCACCGTCAAAGCAAATAACAATGCTGTCGAAGCTGTCTAAGAACTCATACGATGCCTTACAGTCCTTCAGCGCAGACGCTGCACCAGACTTAATTGACACTGTAGGGTACTTGCTGCCTGTCATCTGATAAGCTGCTAGAGCGTCAAACTCGCCTTCGACTATGGTGATAAACTTACCGCCACCGTTGAACAAATGCTGACCGAATAAGCCTACGCTGGCCCAATCACCAATAACAGAGAACTGCTTGTCTATCTGCCGCACCTTCGCAGCAACAGGTAAGTTGCTGTCGTCTGGATTGTGATAACTAAAATAATACTTATCTGGCGTTGCCAGTACACCAAAGAACTTGGCTGTCGCCTGTGTGATACAGCGTTCTGGTATTCCCTTATATGTTGCTGTAGTGAGCAGATTCTCTACTGAGCTGAAGTTCTGCTTAGGTCTTGGTGCAACATCTTCTGTCAGCTCTACCGCTTGCATCTGTCCATCGCCTCTGGTGAAGTGATTACACGAAAAACATATTGTCGAACCATTGTCATTAACTGCCTTAGCGTCTGAGGAGCCGCAGTTCTCGCATGGTAGATGAATGTTTGTAAATGCCATTGTTTAATCCTCTATTGTGTACACATAACCGAAAGTAATAATCATAAACGGTAACAAGATAACAAGCCCGTCAAACGGCATTGCGCTGGTTTCCTCGGTGATGCTGTTATGTACCCATACAGGCTTCGACTCTACCGCTTCAACGTCAAAACCTACGCCCATTCTAAATTCTAACCCTAGCATTCTATCAAAAACATTTATCATCATTTTCTATTCCTCTCGTTATATGCGTCTTGTGCGTCTTGGTGAAGTAACCAAGCTCCACGTGATAGTACCACTAGTGCTATAAAAAACATAATGTTTAAAATAATTTCTATCATTACTCACCCCGTCTGTTTCTTATGTCGATCAATTGCTGTTTTTTCGTCACATGTGTTTGATGTGTCGATGTCATAATAAACGTCTCCTGAGCCACTGTTGGCTTTCTTTGTCTGTTTTAGTTTCTAGTCTATCCAGTGGCGTGTAATTCACTGGACGCTTGTTTTTAAGCCTACAGCGTCCGTTAACAGGGTACAAATGCTCATCTGTTACTTCTCTGAGATGCCACACTCTGTTTTTCATGGTGTTAACGCCCACCTTCGCCACTGAAGCCAGCTCCTTGTACGTGTAAGCGTTTCCAGAGACTAAGGCAGGGTGTTGCCCTCTAAATAACATAACGCGCTGAGAAGCCATTATCGTGCGCTCCTGCTGTATTCGTCATACTCTTGAGACTCTGTTATAAAGTTTATAATATCCATTATCTCAACGTCATAGAAATTAGCGGCCTGCTTAATAGAAAATAAACCTTGTTTAATATCAACCTGCGCCTTCAATAACGCTTGAATCTCTGGCGTTAAACCACCCTGCATATATTCTTTAAACACGTTGTTAACCTCCTGCTCTGGTTTCTTTTTAAAAATAGCATCGAAATTGTCATAAAAACTACTACTGGTGGGCCGTTGGCGACTGCCTTTGCCACCGTGAGTTCTTCCAGTCATAAATCACCCCCATCGTCATTCTTTAGCGTCTGCCATGTTACTATGGTGCAAACAATAATAAAACACAATAAAATATCTAACATAATAAACCTCACTATTCTAAAGCGGTCAAAAATATGATAAAATAGACTCTATAGTTTAAAGCACTCTAAAGAATGTAAATAAATAATATTTAATATTACCCTGTAGAATGCTTTAGTCGCTACAGTCTCTTTAGTCTCTATTACGGGAAACAACATCGTTAAGCATTTCAACTAAATCACCTAGCATCTCTATGTGTTGATCCATGGGTTCCCAATTCTTACGCGCCTCTAAATACCTGCAATTGACTGCAAAGTCTCTGGCAAGCATGAAAAAGTCCTGTTGCTTAAACAATACCTGTTGCGGTCTGGTTAACCTATTCTCCCAGCTATGCAATTCGTCCAAGTCGTCGCCGTGTTCTCTATCTATGTTCATAATATCACCTCTATCGGTTACCGATGCCCCTAGAACGCTCTGTATTGCGTTCTAAGGCGTTTTAGTATGTCTGACCATGCTAGGGTACTGCTATGCCCCTAAACTAGCTTAGACGTTAATTGCTACCCCATAGCCAACACAAACACCGCAAACGCGTAGAACATGCCAGCACCTACGATTGCACCGCAACCTATGGCAAACCACCCAACAATTTTAATTGATAGCTCACGCCGTTGCTGTCGCGCTTGTTTGCGTAGTAATGCGCTATTGCCTTTGTAATTATACATTGTTTAAACCCTCCTCATGGTATGACCTACCAAGATTTATGAATAGCTCCGCGTCCTCTACTGTTATCTCGTGGTGCTCTGCTATCTTATCCACCGTTAAATAATTATTAACCCAATCAAGGTAAAATTCTTGCAATTGTTTTGCCATTGTTTGGTTGTTCATCAGCTCACCCTCTCAATTAAACCGTCGCGCATGGTAACACTGGCAAAAAATTCTCTGCCTTGTCCTGTTATATGGGGGCGATTTGCTCCAACAATTTCGCCGTCGCGCTTGTATTCTGGACCAAATAGACTTGTCTCTATGTATTGCAACCGTTGACCAACGTGCTCTTTTAATTCTTTTTTGCTTTTATAGTTAAAAATAATCATGGTATGACCTCTTATAAGTTAATGGCTAAAATTTGATTGACTTGTTTTAACATCTTCTTGCCGTGCGCTGGATACGCCACAACTGATATTGTTTTATCCCAACAAATGCGACACTTGGCACACTTGCCCTCGCGCTCGTATGCGTCACAAACTGTCATACTAGGCAACGCATGGCTTATTGTAGGTATTATGGTTGAACTATTGGGCGCGTCGATTGTTTCACCTGTAACGCTGTCGCTGGATAGTCTAACAACAACATTCGATAGCGCGTCCATCTTGGCAAGCACTGGTGCAAACTTGGGGAATTTGTGCATTCTAGTCGGCAACCAATGCTTCACCCATGGCGTCGCAACCATTACTGCCAGAATCTTATCCGCAAGGCGTAGGTCGTAAATGTCGCCACTGTCGAACCATCGAAAGTACCTTTCTGTATCCAGCTCTTGGACCATATCGTCAACCCATGCGTCACGCTTCCAATCTTCACGGTTATGCTCGCGCGGTGCTTTAACATTTGGGAATCTGTAGTTGCCTGTCGTTGCATAGCATCCCTGACAAGCTGGTACGAGGTCGCCCTTGCTGTCTTTGGACGCGGGACAAGTATCGATTGCCTGCAAGGACCACGATTTGCAAGGCATTTTGTTTGCTTTGGATAGTTTTATCATAATATATATTCCTATTGTATTGGGTTAGAATGGTAGCTGGTAGCGATCATCGTGAGCTTCTTCCCATGCTGAATAGATATCCTGTATATCATCAATGAGATTCTCGCGCTCTTGGTTTAGACGTTCAATGGTGGCCTCTATCTCTGCCAGCTTGGTTTTAAGGTCGCGGCAGGGATCGGTCTTGATTGGCTCAGGTAGTAAGTCTTGCATAGTGTCACCTCGTTGTTGTTGTGTGCTTGTTTGTTGGGTACTTATAGTATTCGCCAGTCTGGAGTATATGTATCAATTTTATAACCCAGCTGCTCTATTAGTTCCAGAGTAGGCCTCGTTAATGTTTTAGTGCCTGCTATTTTTGCAAAGGTCTCGGCATTGTTGCAGGCTGGATGAATAACAGTGCTGTCACACTGCACTTGGATTTCAATTAGTATTGATTTGCTCATTGTGTCGTGCCTCTATTTATCTATTTTAATTTGGCAGTGATAGGTAGGTCTTATATTCAGCTTGACGGCTTGCAGTTAATGCCAAACCCCTCGCTTCGACCATGTTTTGCAAAGCCTCGAACTCTTGGCTGCAACTGCCTTGGTAGTCGCAAACTCTATTCCAAGCGATATGGTAGGCCTCTTCGTTGTCTTTTATCAGTGTTACCAGCGGTTCAAAATAATGCATTTTTGTGACTCCTAGTTATTGTTTGTTTAGCGCGCCAATCTTAGTCTCTACCGATTTACCCAGTCAAATACTATTTAGCTATAATGAAATGCTAAACCATTCATGTAAGTTATATAGCCTCGGTCCGCATAGGGACTGTGGCGTATGAATAAGTCTAGACAGTGGCTGTATAGCACCACCATAGACACACGCCCCAGACTACACAGCCTGTGGAGAAACTGTGGATAACTCTGCGACCAGGCATGTATAACCTGTGGATAACTCTGCAGGACTCAGCAGGCTAAGGTGGGTGTGCTAGCGGGGACGGGGGAGGGGCTGGAGTCTGTGGAATTGTTACTGTACCCCATCAGATACAAAAAAGAGTCAAAATAGACCTCTGTTAACTAACCAGTCAATACAGCACATAGTCTATATAAGCTATTGAAATCTAAGGAGAAACAAAAGCGACTGCGGAGACTCTGTGACTGCTGAAATCCGCTGGAGAAAGGACAGCTCTCTAACGGGACTAACCAAGTATTTAGTTAATAATGAAAATAGTTCTTGACTTTTGACTAAAAATATGCTATAATAGACTATATAGTTAAAAGCACTCTTTAATAGCTCTTTAACTCCCTATAGCACCTCTTAGATATAAATTAAAAACATATAATAAATATCTTTAAATATTACTTCTAATGTCGCTATAGCGAGTTAAGGCGCTCTAAGCACTGTAGCGCTCTAAGCACTAAAGAGCGTTTAAGACTACATAGACTCTATAGAGGCAATCTATGTCTAAAAAGGTAGGAAGACCCAGTAAGGCTTTGGTTAATAATAAAACCAAGGGCAGCAGAGTAGCACGAGGCAGACCTAAAGGGGATGCTGCTGTCATCGAAGACTACAAAGCAAGAATGCTTGCATCGCCAAAGAGTAGGAAGGTGTTAGACAGCATTCTCAATGCAGCGTTAGATGATGACCACAAGAACCAAGCAGCGGCTTGGAAGCTCTGTATGGATAGGTTATTACCTGTTAGTTATTTTGAGAAGGATAAAGCAGGTGGTAGCAGAAGCGCTATAAACATATCAATAACTGGTGTTGGTGGAGAGACTACAATTATCTCTGGCAGCGAAGAAGCAGAAGAGGTTGATTATCAAGATGTCCCATGAATCTAAATACTTCTCAAGAGGCGAGTTTGCTTGTCAGTACACAGGCGAGAATGAGATCAAAGACGAACTCATTAAGAAGCTTGACTTGTTAAGAGCAGCTTGTGGTTTCCCCTTCATCATCACCAGCGGCTATAGAAGCCCAACACACCCCATAGAAGCTAAAAAGGAGAAAGCAGGAACACATGCTCAAGGCATTGCAGCTGACATTAAAGTCAGTGGTGGAAATCAAAGATATACAATTGTTAAACATGCCATCGCGCTTGGTTTTAATGGCATTGGAGTTGCTAGTAATTTCATCCATGTTGACATCCGCGACCTTGACGATAATGAAGCTCCTGTAGTGTGGGTTTATTAGTTTGACTGAATTAGCGGTAGCTCTACTTCCGTGGCAACAAGAGGTCTTCAACGACCCCACACGGTTTAAAGTAATAGCGGCAGGACGCAGGACAGGGAAGTCTAGGTTAGCTGCTTGGCTACTAATCATCAATGCCTTACAGGTTAAACGCGGCCATGTGTTCTACGTTGCCCCTACACAGGGTCAGGCTAGAGACATTATGTGGCAGACGCTGCTAGAGCTTGGACACCCCGTCATAGCCAGCAGCCACGTTAACAACCTACAGATTAAGCTAGTCAATGGCGCTACCATAGCCCTGAAGGGTGCTGACAGACCAGAGACTATGCGTGGTGTTAGCTTGAAGTTCTTGGTTATGGACGAATACGCTGATATGAAGCCAGAGGTGTGGGAGCAAATCCTTAGACCTGCTCTTGCGGATCAGAAGGGTAATGCACTCTTCATTGGTACGCCAATGGGTCGTAACCACTTCTATGATCTTTATCAATATGCTTGTATAGCAGACGATGAAACATTTAAAGGTTGGCACTTTACAAGCTACGACAACCCACTACTAGACCCTAAAGAGATTGAAGCAGCTAAGAAGTCTATGTCTGCCTTCTCGTTTAGACAAGAGTTTATGGCTTCCTTTGAAGCTGCTGGTGGAGAGTTATTTAAAGAAGAACATATTACATTCAGCGAAGAAGAACCTGAGAATGGTCAGTTTTATGTTGCTGTGGATTTGGCAGGATTTGCAGATGTCCAAAAAACTACTACTAAAACCAAACGACTTGACCAAACGTCAATTGCGGTGGTTAAGGCAAGCGAAGAGGGCTGGTGGGTTGCTAACATCATTCACGGACGCTGGGGTGTTGAAGAGACAGCACGAAAAATCTTTGAAGCAGTTAGAGACTATCAACCAGTTGCTGTCGGAATCGAAAAGGGAGCCTTGAAGAACGCTGTCTATCCCTACTTAAATGACATAATGAAAAAGAACCAACGCTTCTTCCGCATTGAAGAGTTAACACACGGCAATAAAAGAAAGATAGATAGGATTGTATGGGCGCTGCAAGGGCGCTTTGAACACGGTACAATCACATTAAACACGGGGACATGGAACAGTCAGTTCTTAGACGAGTTGTTTCAGTTTCCAAACGCACTTGTTCACGATGACTTGATAGACTCCTTAGCCTACATAGACCAGTTAGCCAAGGTAGCCTACGCAATTGATTTTGAAGAAGATGAACATGAATATTTAGACTCATACTCAGGATACTAATATGTCTTTTGATAAAGATGATTTTTACATCAGCGAAACACTAGAAGGCTGGGTTGGTGAGAAGTGCCAGTCGTGGCGCGACTACTACGAAGCAAACTATTCACAGCGCTTTGACGAGTATTACCGCCTGTGGCGTGGACAGTGGAGCCACGAAGACAAGACACGAGAGTCTGAGCGTTCCCGCATTGTAAGCCCTGCACTGCAACAGGCTGTTGAGTCGTCTGTAGCAGAGCTGGAAGAAGCTACCTTTGGCCGTGGTAAGTGGTTTGATATTAAAGATGATATGCACGACCAAGACCCACAAGACATTGTTATGCTTCGTCGTCATTTGACAGATGACTTTAAACGAAACAAGGTTAGAAAGAGTGTAGCAGAGTGTTTAATCAACGCTGCTGTGTTCGGTACAGGCATTGCAGAGATTGTACTGGCTGAAGAAAAAGAGATGGCTCCAGCAACACAGCCTATCATGGACGGTCAGCTACAAGCTGTTGGTGTTACTATCAAAGACCGTACAGTGGTTAAGATAGAGCCTGTCATGCCACAGAACTTCTTGATTGATCCTATGGCAACCTCTGTTGAAGACGCTATGGGCTGTGCTGTTGACCGCTTTGTGTCTAAACACATTGTAGAGCAGCTACAGGAACAAGGTGTCTATCGTGATGTAGAGATTGGTGAAGCTTCTTCCGACACCGACATCGAACCAGATCAAGACCTGTCACGCTATGACGAAGACAAGATAAGATTAACCAAATATTATGGATTGGTTCCTCGTCACCTGCTTAAAGAAGCTATGACGGACGAAGACGCAGAAGAGGAAGACTTAGACGTAGATGATGAAGAAGACGACAGCTATTATGTAGAAGCTATTGTTGTCATTGGCAACGACGGTATTCTTCTTAAAGCAGAAAAGAACCCGTACATGATGCAGGATCGCCCAGTCATTGCATTCCCTTGGGATATTGTTCCTAGCCGCTTCTGGGGTCGTGGTGTATGTGAGAAGGGTTATAACTCTCAAAAGGCGTTAGACGCTGAACTACGCGCTCGTATCGACGCTCTAGCACTCACTATCCACCCAATGATTGCTATGGACGCTTCTCGTATGCCTAGAGGCTCCAAACCAGAGATTAGGCCAGGAAAAATTATCTTGACAAATGGCAATCCAGCAGAAGTGCTACAGCCGTTTAACTTTGGTAATGTTAATCAAATTACCTTTGCACAAGCAGATGCTCTACAACGCATGGTACAGACCGCTACAGGCGCTATAGACAGTGCTGGTATCTCAGGGTCTATTAACGGAGAAGCCACGGCAGCGGGCGTTTCTATGAGCTTAGGCGCTATCATCAAGCGTCACAAGCGTACATTGATCAATTTCCAAGAATCTTTCATCATTCCTCTGGTGTCTAAGGCTGCCTATCGCTATATGCAGTTCCAACCTGAGATGTACCCTGTTGCAGACTACAAGTTTGAAGTTAGTAGCTCGCTAGGCATCATTGCTCGTGAATACGAAGTAACTCAGTTGGTGCAGTTGTTACAAACAATGTCTCCAGACACCCCTATGTACCCACAATTGATTCAATCTATCATTGATAACATGAATCTTTCTAACCGTGAAGAGCTTATTGCGTCTCTGAAGCAGGCTAACGAGCCTAATCCAGAAGCACAGCAGGCACAGCAGGCAGCACAGCAAGCTCAGTTGGCCTTCCAAGCGTCACAAACTGCTGCACTTAACGGACAAGCTACAGAATCTCAAGCTAGAGCGCAGAAGATTACTATGGAAGCTCAAGTAATTCCACAGGAACTAGAGATTCAGCGCATGAAAGCAGTCACTACTAACCTACAAGCGGGTACACAGGACGACAAAGAGTTTGAACGCCGTCTAAAAGTGTCTGAGCAGCTACTTAAAGAGCGTGAGATTGCTGTCAAAGAGGGTTCTAAAGCCCCAGCAGCACCACAACCACAAGGAATGATGCCACAATGATTACACGCAGAGAGTTACAAGACGTTGTAGTGCAGGTTAATGCCAGCTTTGAGGAGGTGTTAAAGCGATTAGCTGCACTAGAGGCCAAGGAAAAGCAAGAGGTTGTTGTTAAGAAGCCAAAGGCCAAGCAAGACTAGCCTAGAGAGAGATAGATATGCCAACAGACAAGAAAGACCCACGGTTAGCTAGAGCAGGCGTAAGCGGTTATAACAAACCTAAGCGTACACCTAGCCATCCAAAGAAAAGCCACGTTGTTGTAGCCAAGGTAGGCGACCAAGTTAAGACAATCAGGTTTGGTGAGCAAGGCGCTAGTACAGCAGGCAAGCCCAAGGCAGGCGAAAGCGAAGCAATGAAGAAGAAACGCGCTAGTTTCAAAGCTCGTCATGGCTCTAACATCGCTAAAGGCAAGATGTCAGCAGCTTACTGGGCAGATAAGGAGAAGTGGTAAATAATAAAAATATTACTTGACTTTTATAGCATTTTGTGTTATAATAGAGCTGTAGTATATAACAATAACTTATAAGCACTGTCCTAAACGGAGAAACAGTATGATTGATAAAGAACTTGAGCAATATTACGATAACTACCGCACTATGTTTATGGACGCTGGCTGGAAACAACTACAGCAAGACCTTATGCAGAACGCTACTGTTATCAACTCAGTTGAAGCGTGTAAAGATGGTAATGACCTGTACTTCCGTAAAGGGCAACTGGCAGTCATTGCAAACATCCTCAACTTAGAAGCTCAAATCAAAGCAGCCGAAGAGCAAGCTAACGAGGAACCAGAAGAAGTAGAAGCGTAATGGCTCTGCTTTTTGATTTTAAATGTGAAGATGGACATGTCAATGAAAGACTTGTCAAATCTGGAGTAACACACACACCTTGCTTAGATTGTAACAAGATGGCTGAGAAGATTATATCTCCTGTACGTTCTGCTTTAGACCCCATTAGCGGTGATTTTTTAGGTGCAACCGAGAAGTGGGCGAAGAATCGTCAGCAGAAGATATTACAAGAGAGAAAGGCTAACTCGTAAGAACCCTTTCATAATATAAACCTCCACAATGACTTAGATCACGGAGTTTAATAATGGCAACACTCATAGACGAGCGTCCAGAAGACGAAGACGAAGTAAACACCGCTCAACAGGAGCCTGAATATCAGCAACCTCCTGAAGAAGACATACCAGAGAAGTACAAAGGGAAGAGCACTGCAGAGATTGTACGGATGCACCAAGAAGCTGAGAAGCTACTAGGGCGGCAGAGTTCCGAGGTAGGTGAGTTACGCGGCGTAGTCGATCAATATATAAAGACACAACTCGACAACCAAAAAGCACCAGAACCTGACGAAGAAATAGACTTCTTCTCAGACCCTGACAAGGCCGTCAGGAGAGCTATTGATAATCACCCTAAGATTAGGGAAGCCGAAGCAGTAACACAGCAATACAAAAAGTCTACAGCACTTTCACAACTACAGCAGCGTCATCCTGACATGCAGAATGTGCTACAAGACCAGAAGTTTGTTGACTGGATTCAAGGTTCTAAGATTAGAAAACAGCTCTTTGCTCAAGCAGACAAGCAGTACGATTATGATGCAGCAGATGAACTCTTCACAACGTGGAAAGAACGTCAACAAGCGGTTAATCAAACTGTAGCGTCTGAAATGGCAGGTCGTAAAGCTGCTATCAAAACTGCATCAACAGGCACAGCTCAAGGCAGTGGAGAGACGCAAGGGAAGAAAGTTTATAGACGCGCCGACATTATTAAACTAATGAGGGACGATCCAGAACGATACTTGGCTTTATCTGATGAAATCATCAAAGCCTATTCAGAAGGGAGAGTCCGACACTAAATCTTTAAGGACTTTATATTATGGCAACTTCAGTATATCCCGCTATGGGCGGTGCAGTAGACAACACTAGCGCAGCAACTTTCATTCCACAAATCTGGAGTGACGAGGTTGTAGCAGCTTATCAGACTAACTTGATTCTTGCGAACCTTGTTAAGAAGATGAGCATGTCAGGCAAGAAAGGTGATACCATTCACGTTCCTAAGCCTGTCCGTGGTACTGCTAACGCTAAACTAGCTAACACCGCTGTTACTATCCAGAACAATGTTGAATCAGAAGTACTGATCAGCATCAACAAGCACTTCGAGTTTTCACGTTTGATCGAAGACATCACCAACGTACAGGCTCTCGCTTCACTGCGTCAGTTCTACACTGGTGACGCTGGCTACGGTTTGGCCAAGCAAGTTGACGACGACCTGTTTGCTCTGGGCAAGTCTCTGGGTAACGGTAACGGTTCTTCTTGGGCACACAGCGCTTCTTTCCAGATTGGTGCTGGTTCAGCTCTGGAAGCATACGACATTGATGGCACTGCTGACGTAGGCGCTTTCACTGACGCTGCTTTCCGTAACCTGATTCAGAAGCTTGATGACGAAGACGTACCAATGGACGGTCGTAGCTATGTTGTTCCACCTGCTCTGCGTAACGCTATCATGGGCATTGACCGCTACATGTCTTCTGACTTCGTAGACGGCAAGGGTGTTAAGAACGGTCAGATTGGTAACCTGTACGGCGTGAACGTATATGTTTCTAGCAACTGCCCAACAACTGAGACAGGCGTTCGTGCTTCTATTCTGTTGCACAAAGACGCTATGGTTCTGGCTGAACAACAAGGTGTTCGTTCACAGACTCAGTACAAGCAAGAGTTCTTAGGCACTCTTTACACTGCTGACACTCTGTACGGTACTCAAGTACTCCGTCCAGAAGCAGGCATCGTACTAGCTGTTCAAGGCTAATACAACTGAACGGGGATTCTTCGGAGTCCCCTTTCTTTATTCTTTTTATTATATTCTTTTGTTTTCCTAGGAGCTACAATGGCTATATTCAGAGGTGAAGGTGGTGCTGGTGATTCTACCAACGACGCTACTCTTAGCCTAGTCACTGCCCAAGCTGTTATAGCTTCTACGAAAGCAAGTGAGTCTGCCGCTAGTGCAGCTACAGCGTCCACACAAGCAACCACAGCAACTACCAAAGCCGCTGAAGCCTCTGCTAGTGCAGCAGCCGCAGCAGCTAGTGCGTTAGGTGTAGATGTATTCGCAGATGCAGCAGAGCTGTCAGCAACTAACGCAGCCACTAGCGAAACTAACGCAGCCACTAGCGCTACTTCAGCATCTACTTCAGCTACAAATGCTAGTGCCTCTGAGACAGCCTCAGCAGCCTCTGAGAGCGCTGCAAGCACATACGCTACCACAGCTACCACTAAAGCCTCAGAAGCAGCCACAAGCGCTTCTATTGCGTCTACGAGCGCTTCTACAGCCACTACCAAGGCTACTGAAGCATCTACTAGCGCAACCAACGCTGCTGCGTCAGAGAGCAACGCAGCTACATCAGCATCTAACGCTTCCTCTAGCGCCTCTAACGCAGCTACTAGCGCATCAGCAGCGTTTACCTCTGCCAGCAACGCAGCTACCTCTGCAAGCAATGCAGCTACCTCTGCATCAACAGCGTCTACTAAGGCTGCTGAAGCAGTTGTTAGCGCAGGCAATGCAGCCACTAGCGCGACTAACGCAGCTAACAGCGCTACGTCTGCGTCCACAAGCGCAGCTACGGCAACTACACAAGCAACTAACGCAGCTAACAGCGCCTCAGCAGCTTCTACAAGCGCGTCTAACGCAGCTACTAGCGCGTCTAACGCAGCTACTAGCGAGACTAATGCAGCCACTAGCGCCTCAGCAGCTTCTACTAGCGCTACAGCATCAGCTACGTCAGCGTCAGCCTCTGCAGGTAGCGCAACAGCCGCAGCAGCTAGTGCTAGTGCAGCAGCGACAAGTGAAGCCAACACAGCAGCAGCGGTTAGCCTAGCTATTGCTAACTTAGTAGACTCTGCTCCTATAACATTAGATACATTAAATGAACTTGCAGCAGCTTTAGGAGATGATGCTAACTTCTCCACAACAGTGACAAACGCTCTAGCTACTAAACTAACTTCTTCTTCTACTTTAAACGCAGACAACATGACTACTGGTACGCTTGACGGCGGAACTTACTAAAGGTAATTAACTATGGCAACAACTATTGTAACAAAGAATAGCTCTACCGCTTCTGCCGTCCCTACAGCAGCTCAATTGGTTCAAGGTGAACTGGCGGTCAACGTAGCGGA